AGCCTAAGTAGGATAAACCCTACCAAGGTAGCCAAAGTCCTCCATCTGGCCTCCTTGGGGGTCTCACAGAGCAGTATGGTGCGTCACCATAATCTCAATAGAAGCACAATCATCTCTGTCCTTATGGACTACGCTGATTACATTGGCAAGTTCAGGGAACTTGGGGGTAAGTTATCAGGTCGTAGCTACCTGAACCTTGAGTCCCTTGAGGAAGATATCGTTGAGGCCCTAAGAAGGAAGATGGATGAAGGGTATGTCCCTGAGTTCAAGGATCTAAAAGAGGTATCCATAGCTAAGACTAATTCACATAGGCAGGCAATGACTGCTCGTGGCGAGGTATCAAAGATCGTTGAGGAACGCAAGATCGTGTCACAGGAGGACTACGAAGATACTTTAAAGGCAGCCAAGGAAAGATTGGCTAAATTGAAACAAGTAGAAGATGTGGAGGTAATAAATGGGTAAAGGATGCGCACCAAGGAAGGGGCATGACCCCAAGAAACAAGCTAAGAACTACGATGACATTGATTGGACTAAAAAGGATAGACCAAACATTAAGGTCACCGTTAACGGCAAAAAGGTTTAATGGAGCTTAAATTCACAAAGCATCCGTTAATAGTTCCTCCAACTGATGAGGAAATTGTGTTCCTAGCGGAACATGAGCCAGAGCTGCTAGCTAATTTGCACAAAGCCCACGAGGGTAGAATTGATGCAGCCAAGGAAGATCCACTGCGTCATGGATTTGAGCTAAATGGATGGTCAAGGATGCGTGATGCGCTATACAAGTATAACGAAGTTCTTACCCTAGGGGGTAACAGAAGCGGAAAGACCACTGGTTGCGCCAAGATGGTCATGGAGGCTGTAACCGAAAGTGAGAATGGTCACATCGTATGCTTTAGCCAAAATGCTGATACTTCCGTAAAGATTCAGCAAGCTGCCATTTGGGAGATGATGCCAAGGGAGTTCAAGCGCAAAACCAAGAGTATTGATGGTTATATTAACTACAGTATGCAGAATGGTTTCACTGGAAGCTCGTTCATCTTCCCTGATACAAAGACTCGTGTTGATTTCAAGACCTATACTCAGTTCAGTAATAACCAAACAATCCTAGAAGGTTTTGAGTTCGGGTTCAGGGAACCCAATGGGATCAATCTAGGTGCATGGCTTGACGAATACTTGGGGACAGCGGAGCTTGTGAATACCCTTAGATTCCGTCTAGCTACCCGTAATGCCAACATGATCCTTGGGTTTACACCCATTGATGGATTCACTGCATTCATTGCTGAATACCTAGCTGACGCAGAGATACTTGAAACTAGGAAGGCTGAGCTGCTTAACAACGAAGAGGTTCCTGTTAGGCAATACAGCAATAATAGAGACGCTGGAATTGTTTATCTGCATTCAGATGAAAACCCATTTGGCGGTTACAAACGAATAGCCAAGGATCTACGAAGCGAAAGCAGGGAGACGATTTTAGTTCGTGCCTACGGTGTTCCAGTTCATAGCATGACTACAGTGCTGCCAATGTTTAGCACTTCGGTCAATGTCCTCAACGATGAGGATTTTCCTGACATTACCAATAAATCAGAATTCACTATTTACCAAGTAGTTGACCCAGCGGATGCCAGAAACTACGTAAGCATCTGGGCAGCAGTGAACTCAAGGGGAGAGATCTTTATCCGCAAGGAATTCCCTGATATGAATACCTACGGAAATTGGGCTATCTTTGGTGACCCCAAGTGGAAATATGGGCCAGCTTCCAAGAAGCTTGGTTATAATACTCAAGGATACATAGAGGAGTTCACGAAGATAGAGGATGACCTAGGCATAAAGGTATTTGAGCGCATCGGGGACTCAAGATTCTTTGCTAGGGAGAACTCCAATGCTATGGATCTCTTTCAGGAATTCAGCGAAAAAGGGATGGACTTCGTTCCATCGGACGGAAGACAGGAACACATAGGTATAACTGCGCTTGACGATTGGTTTTATTATAACCCAAATGTAGAGATTGACGCGACCAATAGACCTAAGTGCTACATTCACGAAAGCTGCGGAAATTTAATACAAAGTATAATTAATTACTCAAAGACAAACGATGCCCTGAAGGACTTTTTTGACCTAATGCGCTATCTACGTCTAGCTAATGCTGGCGACGGCCCTGTTCACTACGGGGAGGAAGCTTTTATCCAGCAAAGAGGAACTGGAGGATACTAATGAAGCAAGGAGAACTAGGAAAAGAACTTGGCAAAACGGCCATGGAAATTGGCAGAATTCGCAGAAAAATCTGCGATGAAAGTGAATACGATGAAAAGACAAAAACTCTGTCTGATTCAGCTGTTAAGAAAATTTGCGATTACTGCGACAATCAAATTATTGAACCTAGATTCGTCAAGGTAAGGGTTCTTAATTTCGCGAATAACCCTAAGTTCGTCGTTTGCCGAACAATGGAGGGATCAAAGTCAAAGAAAGTAAGAGCCTGCATCCCAGCGAATATCAAGGGGAGCCTAAAGGTTAACCATGTATTCAATGCTCAGGTTATTACATATGAAGGCGAGGAATACTATAGACACGAAAAGCTTACCAATGGAAATTACCCTGCAGTTTCTAAAAAGGCATAGTGACGCTTTCGTTGCTTGGGAGATTCTTAGTCGAGCTGCCAATGATGATATATATGAAATACCAGCTGATCACTTCGTAGAAATCTGCGGAAGGGACGAGGTATGGATAAATAATACTATTAGCAATGCTAGGAATAGAATTAAAAGCAACATGTTAAAATCGTAATAATGGACAAAAAGACCGAAGAGAGTTTCTATGTCTCCGATACCCCTGATTTGTCTGAGCTGAAAGCGGAGTTCGATTCGGACTCCCTAGATATGTCTCAGTACATAGCTCAGTGTCAGGATTCCTATGATGAGCGCAATGCACTATGGGCTGGTAAAACGGATGACCTTCAAAAGCATGGCGAGAACGCATTCCCTTGGGACGGTGCCTCTGACCAAGAAGTTAGGCTAATCGAGCAATGCATAAACACTTATGTGGCCCTAATGATGAACTCCCTTCGCAGGAGTAACATTACGGCTAATCCAGTGGAAAGCAACGACATCACTGAAGCTCGAATCAAGGGTATGTTCCTGAAGTGGATGAAGGATTCCTATATCAAGGACTTCTATACACAGGCTGAAATCGCAGCCAATACCTTGCTCGAAAAGGGCATCGCTTTTACGTACGTGGACTGGGAAATCAAAAAACGTAAACACAAGGAGCCAATTAACCTAGAGCAAATTGAGCAAATATCGCCTGAACTCTACGATATACTAGGGACAGAGGGAAGAGAGGATGAGGCCGTAGCTCTATTTGAAACTATCTACGAAAGTGTAGATAAGGCTGGGACTAAAGCGGCACTGAAGGACCTGCGAGAAATCGGAAAGGCTGAAATCCCTGTAGTTAAAAAGGATGTATCTAGGCCAGTAATGCAGTCCAAGTTCGTGGATTCCGACATTAGGTTTCCGTCATATGTCTCCGATATACAACGGTCGCCTAGAGTCCACGTACGTATGCTTTTGACTCCATCTGAGATTGAAAATAGCATTGAAAACGATGGTTGGGATGCAGAAGTCGGGCGTGAGTTAATTGAGAAGCACAGGGGCTTGGTACAGAGTTCAGCTACTTCTTACGCAGCATATGAAAGAACTTCAACGGTATCTAGGGGGCAAACCTTTGGCTCAGGCAATGGAACTGAGTTCGATGACATCGTAGAAATTGTATATACATACAAGCGCATGATTGACCGAAAGGATGGCGCAGAAGGTATGTATCTAACAATCTGGAGTCCACAGTTCGGCGATGCACCACTTAAGCACGAGCTTCTTTCGGGCGTAGAGCAATATCCGTTTGTATGCACAAAGTTGTTTAATAACAACAAGCGCATTCAGGATGTTCCAACTTTCTCAGACATCCTTCGTGGGCCTCAGAACCAAGCTAAGATCGTTCGGGACGGATGGAGTGACAATCAAGCAATTACCATTTCCCCTCCATTCTTGCATCCAGTGGGTCGCGCACCTGAGCAAATGGGAGCTGGGGCATGGATTGGCGTTCGCCAGAATGATACCTATAGATTCCTCGATGTTCCAAATACAGGCAGACAGGGTATCGAGATTGAGAAATATGTCCAAATGGAGGCAAGAGATCTAGTTGGCTTGAATCCAGAAAGCCCATATTCTCAAATTCGACAGCAATTCATTGTAGATAAATTCCTTAAGCATATTGCCGATGTCCTCAAGTTGGCATACAGATGCTTTATCCTGTATGGGCCAGACGAGCTATTCTTCAGAGTAACTGGTCAAGCTGACCCAATTGAGTTCCTTCGTGGGCCAATTGACGATGAGCTAGATGTGTCCGTATCATTTGATACCATGAATAATGATCCAGATACGGTTAAGGCAAAAACAGATGCGTTCCTGCAGCTAGCTAGAACATCCTCGACCAATAGGTTCAACGTAGGTAAAGTGGAAGAATTCGTAGCTAATATGATTGATCCAGTTATCGCTGACTTCGTTGTTCAGCCAGCAGAACAAGCTCAGGAAGAAATCCTTAAGGATGTTACATCTGATCTTTCTAAGATCTACGCTGGCATTCCAGTTGGCGCAAAGAGCAATGGCGGCGAGATGGCACTGTCCATCATTCAGGAATACATCCAGCAGCCAAGCACTCAAGCGAAGATTGAATCCGATCCTAGTTTTGCCCAGAATCTGCAAGCTTACGCAAGCAAGTACGAGCAACAAATAACTCAGCAGCAAAACGCTGAAATCGGGCGACTTGGAGCTGCACCAGCTGAACTTGGACAATTCGTAACTGAAGGTATATAATGC